TATAGAGGCTGGCGGTAAGCAGATATCCAATGCAGAAAGTCAGCTAAGCCCGTTACATTATGAGGGACACCCGTATAGTTTAGATGAATGGGTGGATGAGGAGAAAACAGGCCGCATTATTGAGGCTGAGTTACCAACCGAAAACATGAAAGAGGTTGATTTTGGCGGTAAAGCATGGGATGAGGTGAAGCAATCAAGAGAGGCTAGGCTAGCAGTAGATGAGGGATATGATGGTGTTATATTCAAGGATATGCAGGATTCTGGATGGTTTGGCGGCTCAGGTACAGATGATGTAGCACTGGTATTTGATGCAAACAAAATCAAACAAACAAGCCAAGCACCAGTAGATGTAGCAAGAAAACTAGTGGATGATATAGAGCTTAAATACAAGAGTGATATAGCACCATTACAAGCTGAGTATAGAGCAGGAGCATCAGCAGAAAGAAAGGCTGAGATATTAAAGCAATCAAAGGAGCTTAGGCAGCCATTAGACGCGGCAAAGAGTGACCTACTCAGGCTAGATATGGCAGCTAAACCAAAAGCTAAACCAGTAGAAGTTAAGGCAGAGCCAGACAAAACATTCAAAGGTAAAGTATTCCACCAAACATCAGAGCAGTTTGATGAGTTTGATTTAAGCAAAGGTGCTGATGGCACTGCTTGGTTCACAGGTGATAAGAAGAACTTTGCAGACCCAGCTAGTTCAGCTAGTGCGGCAAGTGGTAAGGGTAGAGTATTAGAACGTGAGGTTGAATTAAAGAAAGTAGCAGGGTTTGATGAGCTAGATAAGTACTCTATTGATGAGTTGAGACAACAGGGTTATGATGGTGCTGTACTTGATGGTGATATACAGGTATTTGACCAGAAAGCAATTAAGCCACCAGTAGATGTAGCAAGCAATATCAAGCCAGCATTCAAAGCTAACCAAGGCGCAGCAAACATGGATGCCATGCTAGACTTATTAAAACCTAAAGGCCAAACAGCTAATATCGGATTTGAAAAGGGAGCAGTAAAAAAGGATGGTATAGCTAAATTCACTAGCCCTAATGGCAGCACTAGATATGTAATGATGGATGGTGGTGAGCCAGTTAGCGCATTACAAATAATGTCAAGGGATGGAAAGGACGGTGTAATATCTAACGTATTCACATTACCAAGCAATCAAAAGAAAGGGCTTGCTAGTAAGTTAATGAGTAAGGCCAAAAAAGACTTTAAGTCAATTAAGCATAGTGATGAGTTGACAGAGCAGGGCGCTAGATTTGCTAACTCTGTAGAGGGAACAAGCCAAGCACCAGTGGATGTAGCAAGCAATATCATAAAAGCAGATGCTATGGGTGAGTTTACCAAATTCTCAGATAAGGTAGCAGCAAGGAGAGGGGCGAAGCTGTCTGTATGGGACTTACCAACTAAAGGCAAAGCTGAGAATATAAAGCACATAACAGACCTGCAAGGCTACACGCCAGAGCAGTTAGTTAACCAGATGAAAACCCTTGACAATGCAGGTATAAGACAGGGTGGCTACCTTAAAAAAGGTGACGGGTTAGATATATTCTATAAAGATAATGGCACTAGTGATATGATTGACCCTAAGACAGGTAACGTTGTATTTGCTAATGACGTAGAGCAGACAGGCAATATCATAAAAGATGATATACTAAACACAGCAGAGGGAGTGTTAACGCCAGAGCAAAGAGCCACAGAGTTCCAAGCTAGAAAGGCTAATGATGCCATAAATAACGCAAGAGAGGCAGCACTACAAGACTCTTACAAAATGCAACATACAGCACCTATGCGAGGTGATAACCCTAGTGGTGATGACTTAACAGCCGTTTTTGATAAAGACATATACACAGGTAACGCTAAAAGGTTCTTTGGAACTGGAGCTAGTTATGATGACAAAGCCATAAAAGTAATTCAAGGTATGAAGGGTAAGCCAGAAAAGTCTGTTACTATCTACAGAGCAGTACCTAAAGACGTTAAAGAGATTAACGCTACCGATTGGATAACAACAACCAAAGAGTACGCACAAGACCATATGGAAGGCGAGAAGGGTTGGCATATACTAAGTAAGAAGGTTAAGGCTAAGGATATTGCTACAGATGGTAATTCTATACATGAATTTGGGTATGACCCACTAAACTAGTAACTAACAAGGTAACGCGTTATAATGAAATCACCACAGCAAGAAACCAACCAAGCGGTTGCTGATATAAGTAGAGCACATAGGGCTACAGAGTTGCTAAATAACCCGTTATATCTTGAGGCTATTACAGCAATGAGAGCGGCAATGTTTGAGCAGTTTAATGACTCTAAGCTTGAGGATAACTTACAGCGTCATGAGTTATGGCAAAGAATGCAATTAATGAAACAGTTTCAAGGTAAATTTGAGAGTATAGTTAAGCAAGGTGTCAGAGCAGAGGAGACACTTAGTATATTAGAAAAAGGTTTACAAGCACTAAATAGGATTTAACGTCAACAACCAATAGGACTGACAAATGTTTGAATTTGCACCAAGTATTTCTGAGGGCGATGCCCTTAAAAAAAGAATCGACTCTAAATCTACGGACTCGCAAGAGCAACCTGAAAATACAGATGTCGTTGATGTGTCGCAAGATGCGCCAATTGAAAGTGAAGCTGAGCCAGAAGCGTTAGCTAATGATGAAGTTGAGCCGGAAGTTGAAGAGTCAGAGCACGAAGAGGGTAACCGCGAACCAAGGACTGATACGGATGAAGACCTTTACGTTGAATATAAAGGACGTGAAATAAATCTTCGAGAAGTTGAGGAATGGGAGCAAGGTAACCTTAGGCAATCTGATTATACTCGCAAAACGCAAGATCACGCCAAGAATGTTGATAGCTTCAATATTGAAAAGGCAGACTTTGTAACGAAGCAATCTGAGCTAAATGATAAACTCGCACAACTAAACGCGATCATTAGTGAAGAAACGCCAAGTACAGAGGATTTGGCAGAATGGCGAGAGTATGACCCGGAAAAGTATATTGAGTACACCGAAAAGCTAAGTAATCGTAAAAGGCTTTTGAGCGAAAATAAACAAATCGCTTCAGGTGTAGATGTTGCAAAAGTCAGTGCTGACTTATTTAATAACCATCCAGAATGGACGGTAAACGGTAAGCAAAGCCAGCGATTCCAAGATGACACAAACCTAATGACTGCTTACGCAGAAAGTCGTGGTATTGGTCAGAATGATTTATCAACTTTTGAGGCTAGGCATTATGAAATTATGCTAGATGCCGCTAGATATCAATCAGTAAATAAAAGCAATGCTGCCATCGAGAAAAAGGTACGCAAAGCCCCGGTAAGTACAAAACCAAGAGCAGCGACAAAATCACATATAACATCAGATATTGCAGCACTAGAGAAAAAGGTGCGCAGTTCTGGCAGAGAGTCTGATTTTGTTAAATTACGACAACTTAAACGACAACTTAACAAATAAAGGAGCCTATCATGGCTGACGTATTTTCTACCTATGACGCAATTGGTAACCGCGAAGATTTATCTAATATGATTTATGATATTAGCCCAATGGAAACACCATTTGTATCTGGTATTTCTAAAGACACTGCAACTGCTACTAATCACGAGTGGCAAACAGATAGCTTATCAGGTGCCGCTAACAATGCTGCAATTGAGGGTGCTGACGCAGCAACTACTATTTCAACTCCTACTACTCGTTTGGGTAATTACACTCAAATCAGTACTAAGACTCCACAAGTTTCACGTACACAGCGTCAAATTGATTCTGCAGGCCGTGGTGATGAGATGGATTATCAAGTAATGAAGATGGCTAAAGAGCTTAAGCGTGATCAAGAGTTAATCTTGTTATCGAATAAAGCTAAAGTTGCTGGTTCAGAAATCTTGGCCCGTCAACTTGCTGGTATTGAGTCTTGGTTAGCTACTAACTGGGCTGGTTCAGGAACAGCACCTACTGGTGATGGTACTGATATTCGTACAGCGGGTGCTTTAACGGCATTTAGTGAAGCTGACTTGAAGGCTACTTTAGCTTCTTGTTGGGATAATGGCGGTAATCCAGATATCATTATGGCTGGCTCATTCAATAAGCAAGCAATGTCTGCTTTTGTTGGTGGTGGCGCAAGTGGTCCTGCACAACGTACTGTTGATGGTGATAGTTCGCGTGTTAACACTGCTATTGATATTTATGTTAGTGACTTTGGTTCACTTGCTGTAGTACCTAACCGCTTTATGGTTCAAGAGTCAGTTCTTGTGCTTGAAATGGATAAGTTCTGTATGTCAAGCTTGGCTAGTTTCCAAGAAACACCTTTAGCTAAAAATGGTGATTCAGATCGCGTTCAATTGTTATCTGAGTACACGTTGACTTCTAAGAACGAAGCAGCTTCAGGTATCATTGCTGATAACACTAAAACAGCTTAGTAATTAAGTTGGTTTAGCGAGTATAAAAGGGGTAGAAATACCCCTTTAATTTAAGGTTATAATCATGACTAAAGAAATTAAAAAACCCAAAGAAGTTAAAGCTGAAAAAAAACCTATCAAATGCATTGCCCGCAAGAAACTCTTTACCACTAAAGACGGTATAGTGAAGATTGGCGAAGAATGTACCCCAACAAGTAAAGAGATTGAGTTATTTAAAAAAGTAAAGGCTATTTAATATGAGTGAACGTTTTTTTGATGCGGATAAATATACGGGTGTAATTGAAACCTTCCAAAAATACGAGGGTAAAAACGTCATTCGCAAGCATCAAAATACGGATGCTATATTTAACGCAAATAATAATGAGTTAAATACTCACTCCAGTGGTAATAACTGGGCTGGCGACATGCACAAAGTCGCCTCTATACCATTAATTGTTGTTGATATGTGGCGTGAAGAATTAAAAGCGAAAGGCTTACATAATTGCAATCCATTACACAACGACAATAAGACATTTTTAATAGCAAAGATTAACTCTAGTGAGTGGTCAAAGCTTAGAACAAAGCAGGGGCGAATCTAATGGCATTAACAAATTTTGATGAACTGGTTAAGCAAGTCACTGACTGGTCGCACCGTGAAGATTTGGGCACTAAGATGGCCGACTTCATAGCACTCACTGAAAATTCTATGTATGCAAACGAAACAGAGATATTAAACGTTCGCAGTATGGAGACAATAACCACAGTATTAACTACTGGCCGCTTGCTAACATTACCTACTGGCTTTGAGTCAGCACGTAGTATTAGGTTGTTAACAAATGATGGTGGTGGCGAGTTAAGGTTTCAGGCGCCTGAGCAAATGTTAAATCATCCTTTCACTGGTAGACCACAGTTTTTTACCATTATAGGTGATAAAATACAGTTAGATAGAACGCCTGATTCAGAGTACACAATAGAGATACAGTTCTTTAAAAAAGCTGACCCGTTAACATCATCAAACCAAACAAATGAGATACTAACTAAGCACCCGTCTATTTATTTATATGGTGCGTTGACTCAGGTGTTCATATACGCTCAAGACGATCAGCAGGTTGCAAAGTACATCCAGTTATTTATTGGCGCAATCAAAGGTGCTAACAAGGCAGATAAGAAAGGCCGATTTGGCCCTGCAATGTCAATGTCACTAGATCGAGGTATGATTGTATGACGTTTCAAACTATACCTGTAAATGTAACTGGACCTTCCTATCAAAGTAGGTCAAGACCACTATCAAGCCAAAAAACACAAAACTGGTATCAACAGTTTAATGAACAAGGAAAGGAGAGTTATGTCCTACTACCATTCCCGGGCTTAAAAGTATTAGGAACATTACCGGGTGTAGACCGAGGCTTTCATCGTATGGCTGAGGTGTTATATCAAGTTAAAGGCGGATTCCTTTATGAAATAGACAATGCTGGTGCTCATACATTACGTGGAGAGATACCCGGCAGCGGCAGAGCAATAATAAAAGACGATGGCATAAATATGTTTATCGTTTCTGATTTAAAGGTATGGCAGTATTCAACCGATACCAACACAGTAATCGAAGTTACCGACCCAAACATTACGGGCGCAAAGTCCGTTGACTTTTTTAACAATCAATTTATATATACTTTTGATAGGTTCTCTACTATCTCAAACGTTGGTAACGGTGCAGTGGCTAGTGGTTTAAATATCGTTGGTGAAGAAACTTTGCCTGATAACCTTGTGCGTGACTTTGTATTTGATGAGGTTATTTATCGTTGTGGTGTTCGATCTATTGTGGGTTGGTATAACTCAGGAGTTGGATCACCACCAATAGACAAGCTACAAGGTAGAATATTTGACGTTGGCTTAGCGGCTATAAACTCAATATCTGAAACTGATGAAGCATTTTATTGGTTGGGTGATGATTACGCTATATACAGGGCTTCAGCAGGTTCGCACCAAAGAATAAGCACAGACGCCATATCGCACGAATTACAGCGTTATTCTGATGTAAGTGATGCTATCGGCAGTACTTTCACATTAGAGGGCCAGAACTTCTATATGATAACGTTCCCAACAGGCAAGAAAACATTTATTGTAAATGAAAGTCTAGGTGAGCAAGGTTGGTTTGAATTATCAAGCGGAGTAAGTAGCCCGTTAGATTCTAAAATGTACCAAGGCACCTCAGTTATTAGTGTCTATGGTAAGAATGTTATTGCTGATATAGATAATGGTAATGTTTATACGTTAGATTTAGATACCTATACAAACAACAGTGAGCCACTACAGCGGGTTAGGGTCACACAATCCGTCAATGGCGATCTACTTAACTCAAAAGGTAAAAGAGTACAGATGTCATGTATTAAGTTTATCATGGAGTCAGGCGTTGGTTTGATGGCTGGTCAAGGCGATAACCCTAGAATTATGGTTGAGTATTCTGATGATGGTGGTAACACTTGGCGCGGAGGTTCATGGCCGAAGGTTGGGCGATTAGGTCAATTTACTTTACAGGTAGAGTGGTTTAACTTAGGCTCTTTTTACGATAGGATTTTTAGGTTATCAACAACTGACCCTGTTAATTATTCTATTTACTCGGCCACCATTGATTTGCGTTTGGCTGGTAAATAATGGCTAATGTCAATCCACCACCAGCGCTAAAGATGCCAAGAATTATCTTGGAGGATAGAGAGTGGCGCGACTACGAAAGGGATAGAGATACTATACTTTTCCAACTATGGCAAAGAACAGGTGGCAACACTGATGAAGTCGAAGAGTCAAAAAATAACATAACAAGCTCATCAAGCCGGGTTAGTAGAAACGCAGCAAGAATAAATTCGTTGGAACTAAGGCAGTTTGAAATAGTCAATACAATCAGTGACTTAACAACTAGGGATTATCAAGTTGTTATCTGCAAAAATACAGTGCCGATAAGTATAACGCTAGACCCACAAGCTGTTGAGGATGATGAAGTGCATATTAAAAGACGCGGTGTAAGTATTGAGGTTATTGGCTCAATAGATGGCTTTACAAATAAGACAATCAATTTATTAAATTACAGTATGCACCTTATCTTTGATGGTACTGATTGGAGTGAAATTTAGATGAGTAATAATGTATTCCCTGATGTGGTGGACGTTAATGTAATTAGCCCTGACCCACTGCCAGTATCAATAAGCTCACCCGACCCACTGCCAGTATCAATAAGCTCACCCGACCCATTACCAGTGTCGATAAGCTCACCCGACCCATTACCAGTGTCAATAATAAGCCCGCTTGAAACTACTAGTAGAGGTGGTGTTGGTGTGCCTGTATTTGTGCAAGACCAAACAACTGACCCCTTGGATTTATTCTTTTTACAAAAGAAGGTGACAGGGTTAACACTTGGCGCTAACACTATTACAAATCAGCGTGTATTAACTTTAACAACAGGTCACGGTCTCACAACAGCAAACAGTGCGGGGCATATTATAGACCTTACACATACCGCTGACGGCCACTTTTATCGCGGTGAAATCCTTACTATTACTGGTGATGTTGTCGAAGTTGCTCCACCTATTTCTGAAATATACGACACTGCAACAACCAGTATATTTACTGGTAATAATAATATGGCTCAAGATTCAGCAACAGGCGTTGCAATTGATGGAAGTGTCACTCCGGTAATATTTTCACTAGAGCCGAAACCTAGTCAATCGGGTGATATTACATTAATTAAACTAGCTACCACTTCGCCTAATAGTAGTGATTTAACAACGTTTGGTGGAGCACCGCCGCTTGTTGCAGGTATGACATTAAGGATTAATCGTGGTAATGGTAAGTATAAGAATATATTCACCTATAGAACTAATTTTGATATTGCGATTCATGGTAATGACATAAGAACATTTGAACCAAAATCAGGTAACACGACAAAGGGCTTAGTTGCAGGCGTTGCCTTTGCGGGCCAAGAGAATCACGGTGTTGCTATTAGGCTTGATGGTGCATTAGGCGAATCACTCGAAATTATTATTTACGAATTAATGAATAATACCGCACAGGGTAATATATCAGTCAAATTTCTGGCCGAAGGTTCAGAGTTACAGGAGTAAATAAAATGTCAACAAAACCATTACAGCCTATCGTATTTAATTTTGGATTAACTACGGCATGGTCTACCTTGTACACTGTGCCATCTACTGCTGAAACAATCGGTATTGATGCCGTTGTTTTGAATAACTACACCACGACTAGCCAGACCTTTAGCGTTAGGTTAGTTCAAGCTGGTGTGCCAAATGACTTGAACGAGGTGATAACCGATGAGAATTTAAGATCTCAAAGTTACAGTTTAGCACCCGCTATAATAGGTCAAGCACTGGTTACAGGTGGGGTAATACAAGCCAAAGCAAGCGCCAATAACTCTATTAACGTTAATATAACCGCAACTATAACAGCACTGTGATACTTAAAGAGACACGCGATAACAGTGATATAAAAGCGGTATTATGCAATCCAGCTATTTATGATACAATAAGTGATGATAACAGCCCTTCACTAAGTGAGTTTGAGCCACCTATATCAGATGAATATTTATATATTGGTGGATATGTTAACGGTGAGATAATCGGGTTAATGGTATATCACAAATATTTAGACGGTAATGCCTGCCATGTACAGGTACTGCCAAAGCACAGAAAAGAACATGCAATAAAATTTGGAGAACAAGTCTTGCATTTTAGAGGCACTCTACCACTTTACGCAGAGATACCAGACTTATATAAAAACGTTTTAGATTTTGCTTTGTTAAATGACTTTAAGGTTATTGACACAAAAGAAAACGACTATATAAAAAACGGTAAAACTTATAATGTAAATGTATTGGAGTACACAAAATGGGATTCATAAGACAACTTACTGGTAAAGATGCTGCAAAAGCGGCTCGCAATGCTGGTGAGTTACAATCAGAGCAAGCAACAGAGAACGCGGCACAGGCTGGTATTGTTGGCCAAGAAAATCAGGCACTATTACAGAGTGCACAAGCTAATCAGTTAGCGGAATTAAGATCTGGTGCTTATGGTGCTAATAACACACTGGGCCAAGCAGGACAAGCGGCTAGTGGTTTATTCGACCCGTTCGCTCAGTTAGGCCAACAAGGTGTTGAACAGGCTGGATTCTTAACTGACCCTAATGCTCAGTTTGACTTCCTACAAAACAACCCGTTATTTCAAATGGGTTTAGATAACGCTAACACGCAAACAAATCAAATGGCAGCGGCAAGAGGTCGTTTATCTGCTGGTGATACACTACAGCAGTTAAACCAGAATGCATTATTAACAGCTTCACCACTAATCGCTCAACAACAGAATGCCATTCAAAACCAGTTAATGATGGGTCAGAATGCAGCAAGCCAACAGGCCAATATAGGCCAGAATACAGCACTTAACCAAGCCAATATAACCAATACGCTAGGTGGTCAACGTGCTGATGTAATTGGCAACACAGCAATAAATCAAGCCAACTTAGCGGCAGGCAACCAAGCTAATGTGGGGAACTTATTGGGTAGTGCGGCAGCAGCACAGGCGGCTGGTATGATCGGTTATGCTAACGCTAAGCAAGCTGGAGCTGGTACTACATTAAACCTTATTGGTAAAGCGGCTGCGGCTGCGGCAGGAGCGCCACCGGGTATGGGTGGTATAACACCTCCTCCAAGTATGCCGGGCGGTGGTGGATTTGGTTCTAGTTTAAATTTATCATCACAACCAGTATTTAACTCAACATCTTGGGGCACGTACCCCGGAGGCACTTAACAATGGCTATCGACCCTAGAATATCACTGGCAATTAAAACGCCAGACACCACTACAAATGCCATAAATATATTTGAGAATGCCTTAAATAATGCTCAAGTTCGTAATATGAGACAGCAAGGCATGGCGCAAAATCAACAGCAGATGGCACAAGCTGATTTGATGAACCCAATGTTGGCGCAACAAGCTCAACAGAATTTAGAAATTAACTCACAGAATATAGCGTTAAATAAAGAAAATGCTAATATTTTAAGTATTGCTGAATATGGTGAAACATTAAAGCCAGCATTGATGGCGAACGATCCAGTAAGGGTTATAGAAAGCTTAACCACTAGACTGGGGTCATTACCACCAAACGCTGACAAAACACAAACACTTGAGGCTTTAGCTATGGCCCAGCAAGGCAATTTAGCGGGCATAGCTGAGTCTATCAATACAACACAAAGCATCGCTGCAAATCGTGGCTTATTTGGTGCTAAGCCGGGTCAAAGAGGTGTTTCAACAAAGTCTTACGCACCTGTAACTGACGCTAAAACAGGTCAAAGGTTTATAGAGACATTTGACGCTAACACAGGTACGACTAATAGGATTCCTGTTGAGGGTTCATTCCAAGAAACCCCTGCGCAAATAGAAGAAAGAAATCTTCTTTTTTCAACAAAGAAAAAGCGAATGGAATTAGCAGAGGGTAGAACGTCAACATTAAAGCAAGAATACTCAACACAAAGAAGACAGGCTAAGAATTCTGCACGTAAACTACGTGAGGTACAAAAGCTATCAGAAGGTGCCACACAGGGTATTGGTGGTCGAGTTTTACTAGGGCTTGCAAAAATATTCCCCGGCATTGATGTTAAGGATGAGGCGGCACTATCTTCGGCTTATAAAAATCTAGCATTGGATGAGCTACAGAAGTTTAAAGGGCCAACAACAGACTTCGAGTTTAGGGTTACTGAGGATATCGCGGGTTCACTAGGTGACGGTGCGTTTGCCAACCAAGCAAGGACGGCATCACTACTTAGGGCATCATGGTTTTCTGATAAGCAAGCACAACAGTTTGATAAGTGGATTGATGACGGACATAGCTCTGATAGATATAGTTTTGATATGAACGAGCCTATTTCATTTGGTACCGGGGATAATAAAAAAACGTATACTTTACAATCACTCCAAGATACAGCGGCAGCTAATCATTTGAGTATAGAAGATACAATTAAAAAGTTAAAATCAATTGGCGGTAAATAATGGCTATAATAGACCTAACCACAGGCGAGGAGACAACACAAAAACCTGTTGTCCCTGCTGGATTTGAACCAGCACCAGTTGAAAGTATTGGTGGGGTTATTGATCTAAATACAGGCGAGCCTTTACAGCAACAAGCACAGCAAGAGCAGTTAGCACCGCAAGAGCCAGAAATGCAACTTGCAGAGGGTTTAACTAGTGATGGTCCGTTAGATCCTATTATTGATACCTTTGCTGACCCAGCAACTCAAATGTTTGGCGGTACGGTTGCTGCCGCTGTTGGTGGTCTTGAGATGCTAGGTAGAGCACCTTTTTCTGGGTGGGAAGAGGCACTAAAGGAAGGGCAAAAAACACAGCAAACAATCGGTGATTTTTTTGCACCGCAAACAGAAGCGGGGATAGAGTCAACGGCACTATTAAAGGAGGCTTTACTTTACGGTAGAAAGATTCCTGCTGGTTGGGGTGCGATTTCTGAGTTGATTGAAACTCAAGATATTGACGAGGCAAAAGCTGTATTAGCTAATATAGAAAAAAAGGGTATGGCAGAGCATTTTGCAGAATTAAATTACAAGGCATACGAAAGCCCAATCATGGCAGCATTAGTAAAATCGTCTGGCGATATTGCTGCTGCGTTTTTTGCTACTAAAGGCGTTATTAATAAAGGCCAGTTAAATAAGGCAAAGAAAGACCTTGAGATTATAGATGAAATACAAAAGGGCGATTCTAGTAGAAAGCTTGCCGAGTATAAATTAAAAAACAGAGATGGCTGGCATGAACCAACAAAGGCGGAAGTGACAATTCTTGCTGAAAAACTTGGTAGTGACAGGGATTTTGCAATAAAGATGGCACGAGAAATGCCTACTTTAGACAAGAAAAAATCATTTAAAAGTGCCGTTGGTCAGGAGTGGGACCAAAGTTTATTGGGATTAATCCAAGCGTCAAGTAAAAGTGATGTTACCGTGATGGAGCGGATGCTAAAAATATATGATGACGCAAGGGATAACATGGCGCTAAAGTCTGACAGTAGACCTATATTTGAGTCTGGCCAATCTATAAGTGAGGGTGTGTCTTTCTTGCTAGATAAAAAGAAAGATGCAGGACGTAGAGTTGGTAAGGCAGCACAAGACTTAAGGGGTGTTGATGTAGATTATGCGCCCGCGGTTGATAGCTTTATAGGTAAGTTGATTGATGATGGTGTTGTTATAAATAATGGTAGACCCGTAACAAATGTTAGGCAGTACAGAAACATTGATTTTAGAAACTCACCTTACTTTGGTTCGCCACAGTCTGAAAAGTTACTTAGAAATCAAATGAAAAGACTAACAGAGCTTGACTTTGGTTTAGATGGATTTAATTTACACACTGTTAAGCAGAATTTACCATCACAAATAACCACGGCTAAAAAATCAGAAGGTGGCTTGGTGCCAAAGGCTGAATTATTATTAAATGATTTAAGGCGCGATATTAACGAGTCACTAAGGGGCGCCTCAAGCGATTATAAGACCGCTAACGATGACTTTAGACAAGTTATAGAGCCGTTAAATAAATTCAATGAAAACGTACCTGCAAATGCGCGAGTTGACTGGGATGGCGTGAATACCAAAAACGCAGGGTTGCAAGTTAGGAAGATATTAACTAACTACGCTAACGGTCAGGATTTAGCTGAGGCTGTAAAAGGTATATACAAAACATCAAATGACTTGGGCGCAAACTTGAGTGGTGATGCTATAAAACAAGCTTTTTTTGCTATTGGATTGGATAAGAGGCTTGGCGCATACGCTGACGCATCTATGCAAGGCATCACGCAATCAGCGGGTTCTGTGAATATGGGTAGCTTGCCAACAGGTGCGGTTGATCTAGGTTTGAAAACCGTAGGTGCCGCAATGAGGAAATTAAAAAGAGTTGATGACGATAAGGCTATTCAAGCCATGAGAGATTACTTAAAAGAAAGCAAACAAGGGAAAAAATAACATGGCTTATTCACCGATAGCTTTTACAGCAGCAAACTACAGAGATTACAAAAACTATTGGCTCAAGGCTTATGAGCCGGGAACCACTACACCAGTCGTAATGGCTACAGACTCAACACTATCTACCTTTATTTCTAAGTCAGAAGTAAATGTGGACGGTTTCCTTGTATCTGCTGGTAATGCGTTAATAATTCCATATGTGAATGGTACGTATGACCTGTGGTTATTCCCCACCGAAGCTGAGGCCGAAGCCAATAATACTTCAAACGCTTTAAGATTAGCTGACTCTATCACTGGTGCTGCAGATTTGGCGGAGGCTGTAGCACTAGCCCCAGTAAGTGAAACTGTAACATTAATAGATGGACAGACTGTTGTAACGTTTACAGCACAAACCACAGCGGGCGCGGAATTTCACATTAACGGTCAAGGCTTAGATAGTAGATTATTAACTAGCTTAGATATTAACGAGGGACTAACTACCCTCGCAACTATTACTCTGTTTGATTCATACCCAGCAGGGGCGTTAGTAACGCTTTCTAAAAACACTAGTACTGGTAGCGCAGTTGTAACAACAGTTGAGGAAGAGGTTGTTTTAACTGATGGGCAGACTGTTGTAACATTTAGTACGCTAACGACAGAATCTTCGGAATTCCACATTAACGGAATTGGTGTTGATAGTAGGTTATTGTCAAGCGAAGATATTAATCAATCGTTAACAACGCCTAGCACTATTACTTTATTTGAATCATACCCGGCTGGCTCAATTGTAACCTTAGCGCAGAATAGCACTAAGGGAAGTATAAACGTAGACATAACAAATAATATAATCAAAGATTTATCACAGGCTTATGAGTTCGATACGCTTCAAGATGCAATTGTTAGCACTGTAGTTTTACCGGTAGGTAAGGTTTTAAATTTAAAAGAACGAAGCACTGGAAACGGTGGTGGTGCAACTTGGGATGTTGTGTTATCTGGTAGTGTTACAGAGAATGGTTATAACATTGTACAGTGTACTGGTGTTCCAACATTGTCTTTAGTGCTGCGAATTGGCGAATTTATATTAGACACACAATGGGGTGTTCCTCGAGATGGTTCTGATGGTAGTGTGCAGTTACAAAACTTTCTAAATTACTGGCGTGATAATCAAGTAGATGCTCAGTTAGATAAGGGTGATATTAATATCAATACACCGTTATTGATTGAATTTACTGCAAACAGTATTCCATTAAAGAAGTTAAAAGGTAACGCGTCTAGGATTCTAAGTAATTTAACGGTAGCATCTCCACTATTGCGCATAGTATCTAGCGCGGTTGTTAGAAACATAGATATAGACTCAATAACATTCCGAGGTGAGCATGGTGTATCTACAGAAACATCTTTACTTGAACTTGATGGTGGTGATGGTTCAGCCGGCCCATTAGGCCAGTATATGTATAACATGGTTTTGAGTAACAATAGATTTGAAAACTCAAACGGGCATGGGTTACATATATTAAACAACGTATTTGAAGTTAACATCATATCTTGTTTTGCTAGGGCAACACAAAACACCACAGGTAAGGGTTTTTTCTTTGAGTTTGGTGCTGCTGGCAATCCATCATCTATAGAATTGATAGCATGTGTTACAGCAGGGTGGTTTAATGGTGTTCATGTAGATAGCCCCGTGGAAGACGCTAAAATAACAGGCGGAACGTTCATATTAGCTCAAGCGCATGGGGTAAAGTTATCAAATAACAATAACTCAATGGTTACTAATATTCATGTCGAAAATAATTGGGAAGGTGCTGCTGACTTGAATTCTGGTGGTGCTGGTATAAAAGCGGAGAATTCATCAATATTAACGGGCGTGTACGGCACAACAAACAGCAAGCAGAAGTATGTTGTTGATTTGTACTGCACAGGTAAGAAAAATGCAATAATAGGTGGTAGTGGTAGTGGCTCTATTGTTAAGTATGCAAATATAAATGGCGCTGCAAACAGTTCATTAACATTTATGAATGACTCTGAGTTTGATATTGTAAGTAATGACGTCACAATTTTAAGAATCGCTGACGCTAAAATAAAAGTTGGTGAAAATTTAAGAGATTCAACTATAGAGTTATCCAAATCTAGTGATGATAACAGTAGATTAAAAATTAGACGTTGGACAGGGGTAGCCGAAAATTACCAAAATTTTGAAATGATAACAACGGGACAACAACTTAACTTTAACACTGGAGCAGCGGCAGTGGTTGGTGCGGAAGTTGTAGACCAGACAATGCTTTCACTTGGTTTTGGTACTGTGCCTAGAATTTCTTTTTACGGAGCAACACCAATTGTACGACAAGATGTAACAGGTAGTAAGGGTGCAAACGCTGCTTTGACGGATTTAATTTTAAAATTAACAAATCTTGGTATTATAACTGATTCAACATCTTAACCAATAATACCGCTTTAATTAGCGGTTAACTTATAATGCCGACCTCCGTATCGGCTAAAGGAACAACATGAAGATATTTAACAGTGTAGCTCAGATGAAACTGGCCACTATAAAAGCGGGTCAGTATGTGGAGACTTTCGGCTATCACACTAAAGGCGATGCAGGTGCCGCAAGGTATTTGGTTGTAGCAGCACAGGCGGCTGATGGGTATGGCGACCATACACTAGCTAATGGCACTGTTGCGTTGTTACAGGTTGGTAAATCAGCATACGCAAGCACTTTTGGGATAACAGGGACGTCAGACAGTAGCGATGCCTTCGAGTCTTTACTTTCGCGACCAGTTACAATAGTGATTGATACAGATGTACTGTTGACAAGAGATATAGTATTCTCAGAAAATATAAAAATTGATGTTGAATTTATAAATAATGCTAAGATACTAGGAATAGGGTACGCACCAAGGTTACGCTCAAACCCAGAGCATAGAATAACTAGTGACTATTCTAGGCAGTTTATAGGTAAGAGTATTTATGACAATGGCAAGCATGAGCAAGGGTTTGCAGTAGATGTAATTAGCGAAGTGGATAATTCGGTTGGTGATTTTAAAAATGTTGTTGGCGCATACTTTGGGGCAGATTCACTAGGGGCCACACAACCTAGATTGTGGGCTTTAAACACTGTGACTAATGTACACACAGGTCATGACGGATTAGCGGAGGCTTTTGGTTATGAGTTAGATGTTAATATTGATATAGGTATAGATTATTCGCTAATCACTGCTCCAATTGCAGGGCTATACATAGCTGGTACTGGTGACCTATCAACCGTTGCTGGTATAGCACCTGCAATGTGGGTTAGAAGAAATGGCAGTGGGCTATATAACTGGAAAGAAGGACTTAAACTACAAGAGTGTGTTGATGGCGTTGTTATGGACAGCTCTATAAGTAGACACACAATGCTAGCTTTTCAAACTGACGCATCCTACAAGCACGTTCCAGCAACTCAAGATGGCTCTTCTATTTTTGAAGTTTTTAACCCAGCAAACACTCAACGAATTACATCTATAAAAAATGACGGTTCAATGAGTTTACCAGCCATAACTGTTGGTGGGGGCGCTAAGAAAACATTTGATAATACTTATTTTGCACCGTCAGTAGGTACTGGCAATGTGGCGGCTCAATCATCGGTTGACTTGTTGTTTTCCGTTGTCTTTGGTGCAAATACAATAAACTGGGGAAGCTCTGAGATTACAATAACACCGACTTTTGCATCAACTGCACCTAATGGGTTTATAGTTACTTCATATATAGACACAGCGGCAGGACAAGCAAAAATAAGATTCACTAATGTTACTAACACGACTATAAGCAACTTTGGTCTTAACCTTAGGGCTTTTGTAAGGTCTTATTAATACGCACAACAAACAGCCGCTTTAATTAGCGGTTAACTTAATAATGCCGCCCTCAGTAGCGGCTAAGGTATAACATGAAAACATTTATAAACGTTGCACAGATGAAATTAGCCACATTACAGGCTGGCCAGTTCGTAGAAACAAGTGGGTATTACGTAAAAGGTGATGCTGGACAGGCTAAGTATTTAGTTAAGACAGCAGCGCAAGCAACTAATAAAAACGTATTAATTGATGAGTATCAAAACATAACACTACAAAACTCTAATATTGCATCTCAGCAAAACATTAATACCATCGGGATAGGTCACAAACTAAAGTTAAAACTAAGTGCTAACCTAGGCGATGCTTTTGCTTATGTCATGGGTGACTCTACAGGAAACGAAAACAGTGAATGGGTTTATTTAACAGTTGAAAACTTAGCTATGAATTATCCTGAATATACTGTTTTGTATTATCTCTGGGATGACACGGCTGGGGACTACCTTACACCGACAACAATATCAACTGGGCTTGGTGCTAATACCTTGTATTTTTATAACGCTTCTCATGCGGGCGCGAACACTTATTATTTTCAGGGCGACAGAAAAACAAATCTTTATGCGGGTAGAGAGTTTGATTTAATTATACACAACTTAGGGCATAATGGCGGCACTAATAACTCGTATGAATTAATTTACACAAGCCATTTACAAGGTATTGCTGGATTAATTCAAGACCAATATACAGCAGAAATTGTCATAACTTTACAAAACTTTCGCACTGCTTTTGAAGATTATTCATTGCGAGCAGTAACGGCGCTAAAAGACATTGCCAACTTGCTATCGTTGCCCACAATTGACATTTATTCACTGTTTAAATACAAGCAGTCAATCGGTGAAATTGCCAACTGGATGGCAGACGATGTCCATCCGAATGCGCAAGGCTCTAAAGCGTGGGCTAACGTGTGTATAAATCAACTTAATTCTAATAATTACACAGTTAATACAAAAATAAATTCATTAGCGTTTGACAGTGAGAGTATTACTCGTGACCCATTCTTTAAAGATTTTGTTTATAGCCAAACTACACCATTAAACACAACCTCAACTAATTGTACTGTCGAAAAAGAGGCTATTATACAGGAAAGTGGTAGTAGCTTAAAGCTAACAGGTACATCAGGACTTGGCAATTTTAGAGTAGATTTAACTCCTAGTGAAATTAATAAACTAAAAAATTCATCTCACATTATAATGATGATGCGAGTCTATATCCCATCATCAAATGCTAGTGGAAATTCTGGGAGACTATTTGCTGCTACTAATTTAGGTGGTGTCTCATCATTGCCACAATCAAGCGCAAGAGATGAATGGATGTGGGAGATACTCACGCCCGAAATTAGCATATTAAAAGGGGCGGCATATATTAGATTCGCGGCTTATGTGAATGTCGGTGATGTGATTTATATAGATAGATGTAACATAGTGATGGGTGATAAGATGGTTGAGCCAAAAATATTGGCGATAACCTTAAGCGATTATTATGACCCGTCAAACGTATTGGCAACTGGAACTAATGTGATATCAGTTTCGGGTGATACAGTTCAACTGACATCAAGCTCTGAGGGTACTCCATCTTTTTACATTAACGCTTACGATATGATTGCAGGAGATAGATATAAGATAGAGTGGTCATCATCAACCTCGGGGGGCGCATTATATGCTAGGAGTGGGCTTGGGGGTGGTGGTACTGTGCTATCTTCTACAAGTATGACTAATACATCACTAGAATACACCCCGTTAATTGAAACGGTTTCTTTCTTGTTTAATCATTCCGCCCCAAATGTACCATCAACAATCAGTAACTTAAAGATAACTAAAGTATACTCAAGATAGTAGCTAAAAGCGGCAACAAGGAAGTTACAACCACAACTAAACAGCCGCTTTAATTAGCGGCTAAAGGAGTACAATGAAAAGTTACATATTTACAAACTTATCAATGTTAAGCCATATACTAAACACCTTGACAGGTGGCTCTAGGTTTTATACTTTTTCAGCTCGAACGCATTATTGTTCGCAGGTGTTAGAGCTAAAGAATTGGAACTATATAGAAAAGGCGGTTGACATGCTTTTCTTTTGGCAAGAGGCACACTGTAAGCAGGAGTTTGAAAGGGAAGAACATGGGCGTTGGGCGCCATACTAAATGAGAGAGGCCGCTATAATAAGCGGCCTTTTTGCTTATAAAGTCTTATTTAATTCAGCGTGTTTATTACGATCAAGGTACTTTAGTTGCTTTAAAAAATGTTCATTATAATCCTCGCCAACTTCAAACCTTTCATGATCACTACTTATTCTAAATAAAACCATACCCCTACTAACGTCCATCCAAGTTATTTCTTCAGCATTAATATAAACACCTGTATCATACTCTATTAAAAACATCTTATTCCCCTTACCTTGAAACGACAATACGCGCCTTTGGATTCTCACTTAGATCAACTATACGCTTTTGCTTTAAAAGTGCTATAACGTCCCTTCTAACCGTTGCTGCGGTGACATTCAATACGTCTACCAGCGCCTCTGTATTCATAGGGTTATTAAATACAACTTCCACTAAATGTTTTTGCCTATCAACAGCACTAATTTCATTTCGACCCCTTGTATTCGCAACTCTTGGTACAGATTTTGAATAAAGGTCATCTACGTTATTTAATGTCCCTCTTGAGTTATATTTTTTATGCCACAACCTAACGGTGCTTCGACTTACACCCATAGCTTTTTCGACTTCCGGGAAGCTACCAAGTCTGGCATACATGCTTAACGCTTCTTTTTTTACTGATAATGAATACCTAGACCAAGGCTGTTCCTCGTCACTTTCAATATACAAATTGATTGATGGTGCGCCATATATCCGTCTAATTGCATCTAACATTTTAATACCTCCATACCGACATTTCGATAGCGAATAAACAAAATAAAACCACGGCTACCAGCCAATGTGGTTTAGATTTTATAGCTCTAATAATTTTAATCATAATTTCAAACTCCATTGTTTTGCCATTGCCTGAGCAATACCGGGAAAGGTTTTGCTCCTTAATTTAGCGCGCTCTTTACTTGGGGGTAAATAGTGTAAACGTTGACGTTGTTTAATTGACAGTAGCATCATTTCATCATAAACGTTATTAGTTTCCTCTAATGCTTTTAAACCATGTAACCAGAATCCTGTTTTTTTCTGCTCTTTATGCCCAAATTGGTATGGTTGAATATAATGTGGTTTAGGGAAGTTGCCAAGACTATTAAGCACGCCGACTGGGTTTTCCATTGCCACCTTATCGCAAACACTAATTGCTAAATCCCAAAGTGATTGCGTCCACTTAACTGCCGCTATACGTTCGTGATGTTTGGTTTTTGGTGTGCCATCCATGCAAGTGCCATAAGTGCTATTGCCTGAAACAGTCATTGCAGTACAGGGTGGGTGCATAATTATCATATCCCATTTGTTTTCTTTGATAACTTTTAAACTATCCTCTTGAATATGCCACTCAGGATAACCTCCGCTACATTCAATTAAATCATTACTATATGCCTCGTGGCCTAGTTTACGTAGTTCAATTGTAACCGCTTGGGATTCTTCACAAGCTACTAGTATTTTCATAATTTTACCTTTTTATGTTTTGTAACTGGACACCAGACTTTATCATGTTCAACCTTGCAACCTCGGTCAATCCAACGCTGCGCCTGATTTGGTTTAACACTGTAAAACCTAGCAAATTCGCTGATGTTGCCGCTATGCCAAGCTTTAATATAATCTTTTAATTTCATTTTATAATCCTATTGTTAAAAGTAAAGAATCAATACAGCTTGCAAGAATAAACAAGCCGGCGACGAGTAACATTTTTTTAGTATCTGACATTTTCTAAATCCTTATGCGTTGTTGATGAGGTGATATTAATACTATTTTGTACTAACGTCAACACCTAATTGTGTTAAATATTAAATTAATTGCAAATAGTTTATAATAGGGTTTTAGTCAGGAGGTTTTATGTTCGGATTTATTAAAGGTTTATTTGCTTCAGAACCGGGTAAAGTATTTGAGGCAGCAAAGGGTGTCGGCAATTGGATTGATGAGCAGCAATTTACAGAGCAAGAAAAAAGCCAAGCAAATTTTAAGACGCTTGATTATAAATTAAAATGGCTAAATGCTACACAAGGTATGAATCTTGCGCGGCGGTATATTGCTATGATGTTTTGCATAACGTTCCTATTGTCGTTTGCTATATGCTTGATAAGCGCTGTTGTTGGCCACTGGCTAAGCGTTGACACTACAATAATGATTAACGCTGTTATATCTCTTTGTGAGGCGTTCAAAATAGGATGGATTACTGTTACAATAATTATATTCTACTTCGGCAAGGGTATTGCTGAAAACATCGGTGCTAAAAACAAGGGGTAATTTATGCCAACAGGTAAAGGTAGTTACGGTAAAAAAGTCGGACGTCCACCGGCTAAAAAGAAAGTGGACAAAAAGAAAGTAGATAAAAAGAAAGGCAAGAAATAGAGGGTGGGGCAAATTATTTTTATTTGCCCCATTGTCCTTACTCTTCTTTTTCCTTATCCTTTTTTTCTTGTTCTTCCCTTTTTCTGTCGTATAAATCTTTTTCTCGTTCACCGTGATAATGACTCATTAATTAACTCCTTTAACATCGTCAGAGCCAACTTCGTCATGGTGTAACATATAATTTTGTCGGCCAATCTCTTTGCCACATTTATGATACATAACACAAACGCATTCTAATTCACTGCGATAGCCTTTTGATTCATGCCAAGCATCATTTGGTGCTAGGTTACTAAAGCATTCTGTTTTGCCGCCTAATGATTCGATAATAGACTTAGAATGGAAGTGTCCGTGAAGCGCCCGTCTTAATTTACAGCGACCCCACATTTCCGGCATCCTTGCTGACATATACGGTATCATTTTAATGGGCGCTAGCATGTGGCCGTGAGTTGCCATCAACATGACTTTGCCAAATTCATAAAACCAAGTGTCAGCGGGTGACATTTCAATACTAACGCGCTTCTCGTTGCGCCAATACGCATCCATTTGATATCTCAAAGCCATAGCTAACTCTTCATCATGGTTTCCGCGTACATTTCTAACGATTACTTTTTTATGTTTTTGTAATGCCATTTCAACCAACTTATTCATTACTAAACAAGTTACTCTGAATGCCTTATCAACTCGACCATCGGCATCAAGTGGATTGCCGTGGCCTTTTGTTTGATGTGTGTCATCGTGGAAATGTATCGCATCACCGAGATTTAATATAATTGCAGTCTCAGAATTTACAGCGCGACCAATCAAATCTGACATCGCTAATAATAAATCATGTGTTGCTATTTTAAGGTTGAAGTCTGTTCCAGTTTCCTCGTGCCATGCGTGCATTGCAAAGTGCATGTCACCAATATTATAAACAGAAAGAAGATCTGAATTGGTAAGTCGTGGGCTTTTTATTTTAGGTGCTTTAATATCAAGGATATTTGCAGTATCTTCTAGCGCCTCCATTAGTGACTGGTATTCACTATTCTGACGATACCAAACACGACCAATTGATCCGTCTTTTTCAATAGTTGTTGTTACTTTGCCGAGTACATTACCCTCAGCTAATGGCATCATAGGTAGACCTTTAACTAATCCGTGATGCTTGGCCGCTTTTTTTAATAGCTGTGATATATATCTAGCCGCTGTAGAGGCGTTACCTAAGCCCACTTTTTCAGCAGCTAACTTATAGGTTCCAGTCTCCCGGACAGCATTAACAATCGCTTTTTGTTTATCCGTTCCAAGATTATAAATTTCTTCTGTAATTGAATTTACTTTGTTCATTTTAAAATCCTTTTGAAAAGTTAACTAATTTTATATTAATTTATTTTGCTAGCTCCAACAACTACTTAATGGAGTTAATTTGTTTTTTTTATTTAATATCACCTTCCTTTAAAAGTTTCTTGTACCTTTTTATCTCTAGTTCAATATCATAATGTGTCGGAAATAACTCCTTTAACGTGGGGTAATTAGCGACACACGATAAATGCTCAGCAAACCCTTCACCATATTCTTTGTTTAACGCTTTATCATATTCAACAGGCATCCCAGAGCCATGTTGATTGCAATTTACTGAGCATTGCTTGTGTATGTTTTCTGGTATAAATCTGCGTCTATCACCACCACCCCTTCCGGCATGGTGTCTATGGCCAGCATCATATTTTACGCCAGTGCTTGTTTTTCCGCACGTATAGCAACCTTTATCTTTATCTCTAACGTGAACAATGTAACGGTGTATGTAAGTTTTCAATTTGGTGTACCATTCAGTACGGGTCATCAATTCTTTCTTTCTAATAACATCTTTTTTCTTTTGTTCTTTTTGCTTTATTTTTGCGCCTTTGGCTTTGTTTGCACTGGCATACTTTACAGCAGCTTCAAATGTACAAAAGGCCATGTTATTAATTACAACGTATTCCCGGACATGATTACCACATTTTTTACATTTTCTTTTACTGTTTGACATAATTAAAACCCCGGTTAATTATCCTGATACTGTAACGGTATGCCAATGTCATTAAAAAAATATATCATCTGGTCGGTATATTCTTTTGACTCAGCAGTGTTGAATTCTGACGTAACACTTAAGCATTGTATTAAGCGCATTTTATCTTCATAATTTTTATTGTAATATTTTAATTCATGGAGTATGAACTCAAAATTATCACCGTGAATTTCACTGTTTAATAAAATTGGTATACCAAAAACCGCCTTGCATTCCGTCTTAACTGATAACGGTGTTCTATCACCGTACCATTTTGCGATCTGATTATAAAATAAGTGCTGTTGCCTGTTAATTGATACACTTCTCTTACTAGACCACTTGATGATTTTTACTCTAAACTTACTTGCCGGGTCACTAACAAATAAAGCTTTTATGCGTTTTGTGCAATCATCAATTGTTGTAAGTGTTAATTTAAAATCACTCATTAGCAACCTCTTTTAATTTTTTTTGTTTTTAATTATGTTGGCCATTCTTATTTCAATTTTACTTCCACCATTGCCGCGATCAGTAATTGCTTTATCAGTTTCAGTAACCACCGACTTACAACTAAGCAACTTTTGGTCCCTTGGCGGCAACTTACCCTGACGCTTTAAATCTAATTTTCTTTTAAATACTTTATCAAACAAATTACGCGCTTTATCTTCTGGTAATTGTCTTTTACATCGAAAGCTAACATCTGCTCTTGTGTAGTATTCAACATCATCTTTAGCAGCTACACCGTCAATCATGCGCTTAAAAGCGTCTGTAGTATCGAAATCAAGGCACAAACTCAAGAACTGAGGCAATGACGGAGGCCAAGCTAATCGGTCGCTTAAAACGCGTCCTACGCCTCTTTTTAAATGTTGGTTAGTAATCAACGAAAGTTCCATTATCCATAAGGTCGATGGTTGCTCCCCTCGTTCCCTCATCCACTGTTCGCCCCAGATATCCGTCATTTGCTCCCAAACCCATTTCGCGTTCATTGGGTTCGTCCGATCTATACTCTGCGTTGGCGGCTTTTGCTCGTTCGTATGCTGATAGTTTTTTACCAGTGCCCGCATTGTTTGCATTGACTTGTCCATTACATTCTCCCTTTCTTTTAATCCATCCACTAGCCGCTGACTGCCACTTTTTCATTTTACTCTTACCAACCAACCAGTTTTTAGAATCGTAAAATAACCAAAATCTTTCTGCCTCACCCGGGTCAGAACCCTTACTAACAAAATAATCAATTGTCTCAATATCACTCGGTGGTTTAAACCGAGTGTCTTTAGTTACTTCTTTATTATTCTTTGTTTTATTCTTATTCTTATTCTTATTATCTGCTACGTTTGCTAACTCTTGCTTACTATTGCTAGCATTTGCTACCTTTTGCTTACCTCCTTTAGAGCCAGCAATGGCGCGCCTTTCACAAGTTTTAACATACTTTTCATCATCACGTAAAAACTGATTTTTAAACGGTGAAAAAGCTATTTTTACTATACTATCTAAATTATATTCTTCTTCATGTTGATATGCTTTTATTGCTTTAAATAAAACACCTGCCTGACCATTTGTTAAATCATCAAGTATATCTAAACTATCAATATGTATTAAAAAAGACTTCTTATTTGCTTTCATATATAATACCCCTGTATTGTAATCAAAAAGCCGCTACTCATATCAGCGGTTTTTTTATACGTGCTTTAAATTGGATTTAATAGCTCTAATGCATAATTGCTCAAGCATATTATTCCAAGTTCTACCTTCTTCTTTTGCAGTTAATGCAATTGCTTTTTTTGTTGATTCACTCATTTGAAATGAGCCTCTGATTTTATTATTCATAAATTACCCCTTAGTTAAGTTCAAAATCATTATTGCAAATTAATTAATAACAATCAACTAAAACTTGTTGCAAATTTATTTTTAAGTTGATAAGGTTACTTCGAGGTTAAGAAACGTCTTAATAACCAAGGAGAATATTATGGTTGAACTAACGCTTAAAATTAAACATGACGAAATTGTAATTGAAGATTTAGTTACAAGTGACATCAACGAAATTTTACACGCTTTACATAAATTTCAATACGAGCATGAAGAAAAGGTAGCAGGTGGATTAAATGAATAAATCAGCATCAATTAAAAGCTTAGCAATAGCTATGAACGTGGCGCAATCTGAAATGGGCGGCGCTAGTAAAGGGGCTAAAAACCCATTCTTTAAGTCTAAATATGCTGATCTAGGGTCAGTAGTTAACGCGGTAAAAGGGCCATTCTCCAATAACGGCTTGAGTTATATTCAATTCCCTATTGAAGATGGTGGCAGAGTGGGTGTGGAAACCATTCTAATGCATAATTCCGGTGAGTGGATATCAAGTTCTTTTACTGTACAGTTAACCAAACAAGATGCTCAGGGTGCTGGTTCAGCTATTACATATTGTAGACGTTATAGTTTACAGGCAGCAGCGGGTATTCCAAGTGCAGATGATGACGGTAATGCGGCAAGCCCGCGTGAGCCAAATGAAGATGACTTAGCTTGGGTTAAGTCTATTCAATCAAACTTAGCCAATCTTGCTGATATAAAAGATGTAGATTACCGCAATTATATTAAAGGATTAGTATGAAAATAATTACAACCTGTGAGCAGGGTTCACCTGAATGGCTAGCAATGCGTCTTGGTAAGGTTACAGCCTCGCGCATTAGTGATTTACTATCTAAGGGCAGGGGTACGGCACCAAGTAAAATGGCAGAGTCTTACATGATGGAATTGATAGCTGAGCGTTTGACGGGATTATCAAAGCCGTTTTTTGAGAATGATGCTATGCGTTGGGGTACTGAAATGGAGGGTGAGGCAAGGGCGGTTTATTCTATTAGAAACCACCGCTTTGATATAGATGAAGTTGCATTTGTAGAGCATAACGAGTTTATAGGCATTTCACCTGACGGATTAGTGGGTGATGATGGATTGTTAGAGATTAAATGCCCTAACACAACAACACAGCTTAAGCGGGCTTTGTCAGATGATTATAGCTCAAGTTATAAAGCGCAGATTCAATGCCAGTTATGGGTTACCGGGCGCGAGTGGTGTGATTTTGTAAGCTTTGACCCAAGATTAAGTGGTAAGGCTGGTTATTTGGAACAGAGGGTTTATCGTAATGAAGAATTTATAACTGACATGAAAGAAAAAGCTTATGTATTTGTAAATAAAATGAATGAATTAATTGAAAAACTAACTGTTAAGGAAGAATAAAAATGAGTACAACTATTACCGGCAAATTAAACAAAGCAGCAAATCAATTTCAAGCAGGAGATTCAACCGGGTTTGGTATTAGGTTGGGTGTTAAATACCGTGATCCAAAAACTAAACAAGATGATTGGTGCAATTATTCAGCAGTTATATTTGCAAAGTCTCCGGGTCAGATACAATTTTATCAAAGTGCCCTTGTTGAAGGTTCAGTTATTGAAGTTAGCTGTGAGCAGTTAAAGATTGATTCTTATAACGGTAACAATGGCGCTGTATTAAGTATTGATATGTTAAATGCTAAGTTGGGTTATGTTCATACTGGTCAAGCACCACAACAGCAACAACAACCGCAACAGCAGCAACAACAAGCGCCACAAAATAACTTTCAACAACAAGCACCACAAAATAACTTTCAACCACAAAACGGTGGGGGTAATTGGCAAAACCATTCGGGAAAGTAGATAAGGTTCAGCATTTTGATTTTGATGACGATATACCTTTTTAACTAACAGAGGCGGTTAGTAGCCGCTTTATTTAACGAGCGACAATTATGAGTGCAATACAGATACAAAACGACACGCTTTCAATATTATTAACCAGTCGCGTACACCAAGGTTTAGATATTAAATCACGATCAATTAAAATTGCTAAATGCTGTAAAAAGATAAGAGATAAAACAAAAGATAATGTCTTATATGACGCTTGCAGGAAGATAATTACAGCAACTTCTAGTGGCAAGTATGACAAAGTTATACAAGCAGTGACTATGGCTGAGTTAAAATACCTTGAGGAGTACAGAAGATGAAATATGTAGATGAGAAGATAGTAGTATTAATATTTATCATAATATTTTTAGTTATAATGAAATAATAAAAAACCGCTTCAATTAGCGGTTTTTGTTTATTCAAAGTCTTTTTCAATTTGCCGCAACTCCTTTAGCTCTTGAATTTTAGCTCTAGTTATTGGCCTCCGGGTGTCAATAATCTTTTTAGCTTGTTTTCTAAGCTTTTCAATCATGACCTCTTCGTCAATTTGTTTATTTAATTCCTCACTTATACCGTCCATTTTCTACGCCTTATTAATTAAGTTAAGCCATATTAAAATTAATTCCATATAAAGTAAAGTTTTTGTTTACTTATACAAAAATGTAGGTATATTAGATTTCAACAGCGGGAAATAATTTACGGTTTGCCATCCAACCGCTGCAAATAAACCCACACAAGCAACCGTCCAAATTAACTAAAAGGAGCGTATAATGATAGATAGTAATACAATTAACAATTATGGTCGTGACATGTACGAGCGTGGCGTTGCTGGTGGTAAGTCACTTGGTTTATCATTGTTACATCTTGAGCTTTTAAAGCATGGCTTAGGTGCTGATGAAAAGTTTTTAGAAGTTTTAAATAAATTACGCAATGAGTTTAATAAAGAATTAGATTTTTTAGCTAACATGGAGAATAAATAATGACTTGGATTTTATATTTAGCATTTATTGCGGCTTGGTTTACTCACGTTATACACTGCTTTAACGAAGAATCTTGGGGTTTGTTGATTGCCGGCGCTATAATGGTGCCAATTGCTGTTATTAATGGCATTATAATTTGGTTTACATAGGAAAATAATTATGGGTCACTATATTACAGAGTTAGAAAACGTAGCTGTATCTGCTTTTAAACGTAGACCTTTTAGGCCTTACAATGACACCAACGAGAAGAGGGAGTTCTATAGGAAGGGGTTTGAAGACGCTCTTAATGAAGTACAATGGTTAATTGATAACCCAAAACATAAGGAGGGATAAATAATGGGTGATTTAAGCGCAAACTTTTCAAGGTCTGAATTTGCATGTAATTGCGGTTGCGGGTTTGCCACCGCTGATATTAAGTTGGTTTATTTATTGGAGGCTATCCGAGAGCGGTTTAAAAAACCAGTTAAGATCACAAGTGCCGCACGCTGTGAAAATTTCAACAAGCAATCTGGTGGCGTGAAAACCAGCAAACATTTGCAGGGTATTGCATGTGACATACAGATCAAAGATGTTAAGCCGTATGATGTGTATAAGTTTGTTGACGAATACTCACCTAATCATTATGGGATTGGATTATATAAGTCATTTACGCATATTGACGTTAGGGCAAATAAATCACGCTGGAAAGGGTGACATTATCATCTTTAAAAAAATTGACACGCAATAACTTTTGTATTAATATTAATTTACTTCCTCTGAAGAAGTGACGAATATAGAGTCCTCTTGTAAAGTACTCATCTAAAGAACCAACTCGCCAAAGTTGGTTTTTTGCTTTCTGGAGTTTGATAACTACCTCCCTATATAATAAAATGTTACAATGTATAAAATCCATTTGATTCATTTATTATGTCTAACATTGATGCAGCAAGCTTACAGCGTGAAATAACCACGCTATCTGATAAAATTAACTTAAAAGATACTGAGGTCACTGCGTTAATGAACGTAGTAATTGAAACAAACAAGGGTGTTTCTGAAAACTTAGTAAAATTAACGCAGGTGGTTTCTAACGTGAATGTATTGGAAAAAGCGCAGGAGGCACAGCGAAAAACATTAAATGACTTAAGTAAAAAGGTTTCGGCAAATGAAACTAATATCAAATTAAGTTTGCAAGATAAACAACACATCAAACAATCACTCGAAGAAATAAAGACAAACCAAAAAGAGGCACGGGGTTTTGTTGCTAAAATATTAGGCACATTAATGACCCTTGCTATTATTGGCGGGTTAACCACAAAATTTATAGGGTAGCCAACAAAGCTAGACAGCAAGCAAGCGAATAACCATAAGGACTCGCACATGGAAAAAGGTATATCAAAAGCAAACGTTAATCGCGCTATAAGACAAGAGGCTTTACGTGAGTCTTTAAGCGCTGGGGGGCATATTCAGCATGTCGTTGATATATGTGATGAATTAAATGATTTAACTATAGATATGGATGCTATAGCAGTTCAACGTAAAAGGGCTGTAATAGACACTAAGCTAAAGTTGGTTAGTAAGTACCTGCCTGACGTTAAAAGTGTCGAGATAAAGAATGCCGAGGGTGAGTCATTCAAGACTGATGGTAAGTGGACTGTTGAGTTTATTAATGCCGAGGTACAAGATGCCGACATTAAGGATTAACAAAAAACTTGAGCCATTCCTAACAAAACCCAAGCAGCTTAAAATTGCCATAGGTGGAAGGGGTAGTGGTAAAAGTATTGGTATCGGTGACGCGTTAACATTTAAAATGGCAACAGAGAAAGCTGATATATATTGTTTGCGTGAATTCCAAGACTCTATATCTGATTCTGTTCACAGGGTGTTTGAGGGGTCCATTAATGACCGCTTAATGCTTGATGGATGGAATGTACAAGAGAAGCGTATTATATCACCAGAGGGTGCCCAGACAGCTTACAAAGGAGCAGCGAGAAACCCTAACTCCATTCAATCAGCGCAAGGGTATAAATATTCTTGGTTTGAAGAGGCACAGACAATGAGTCAGGCTTCAATTGATAAACTCCTACCTACAATATTACGTAATCCCGGTGCAGAATGTTGGTTTAGTGCTAACCCACAGTCTAGTGCAGATCCATTTAGTCAAAGATTTATCGTGCCGTACCTTAGAGAACTAAATAAACATGGTTATTATGAGGACGACTTACACTTAATTATTGTGGTTAACTGGCGTGATAATCCGTGGTGGAATATTGAGCAGGAAACATTAAGAAAATGGGACTACACTAATCTATCTCGCGCCAAATATGACTGGGTTTGGGAAGGGAAATTTAACGATGAAGTGGCTGATAGTATAGTCAAGGCTGAGTGGTTTGATGCCTGTATAGATGCACATAAAGTAGATAAACTTAAAGAAGTATTTAAACCATTAGGGGCTAGGATAGCAGCACATGACCCTAGCGATACTGGTAAAGATAACAAGGGTTATGCCATGAGGCACGGCTCTATAGTTCAGCATATCTACGAAAAGAACTCAGGTGAAATAGATGTAGGTTGTGATTGGGCCACCAACTTAGCGCGTGAACACAAAGCAGATTGGTTTGTTTGGGATGGTGACGGTATGGGTGCTGGTCTTAAGCGGCAAGTTGCTAACAATCTAGACTCAACCAATACTAAGTATCAAATGTTCAAAGGTTCATTGTCAGGTAAGGGACAAGACCATGCTGATAAGATGTACCAAAAAGGCTATGGCGATAAGAATAACAACCTAACCAATGCTGAGGTATTTAAGAATAACCGGGCGCAGTATTACATATCATTAGCTGATAGATGTTATAACACTTATCGTTGTGTAGTGAAGGGTGAATATGTTGATCCAGAAGAGATGATATCATTTGATAGTGATGGTATTGAAAGTATTCCAGCATTACGTTCTGAGTTATGTCGTATACCACGTAAGAATAACAGTAATGGTTTACAGCAGCTAATGAATAAGCAAGAGATGAAAAGTCAGGGTATTGATTCGCCGGGTATGGCAGATAGCTTGATGATGCTAATGTTTCAACCTCCAGTTAAAAAGGCAAGGAAAGCATTAAACTATGGTAAGACTAACAACTATTAACTACTTCTTGTAAGTTGCTGATGGACTACGACCAGTAGTATTGCCAAACGACCGGGGAGCACTTAACATTTTGAGTGCTATCTCGTTACATTCGGGGCACACTATAGTTAACTCACTACTATCAATTAAGCGTTCTGTTATGTGACTATTGCCACACTTAAAGTTCCTTAACATTTTCATTTATTTGATTCCTAAATTGACTGATTGGATTAACACTACCCCATATAGTATAATAAGTAAAACAATCTTTTAACTATTGAGTGATTCTTAATGCCAACTAAAATGACAGATAACGAGCTATTAAGTTTAGTTGGCGAGGCAGAACGCCAAGCCGCTATTTTTAGTGGTGATTTAATGAGAGAGAACACCAAATACCTAGAGGCATATCTAGGTGATAAAACTGGTGATTTTGCAGCAATTCCCAATCAATCAAGCGTAGTGTCCACTGATATAGCTGATGTTATTGAGTCAGACATGCCAAGTCTAGCAAGAGTTTTTCTTGGCTCAGGCAATATAATGTCGTTCACTCCAAATACTGAAAATGAAGTGGAAGTACAAGAGGCTGACGAGAAAACAAAATACGTTAACTGGGTTATACGAAGTCAACCAGAAAGCTTTCAGGTAATTCATAACTGGCTTAAAGATGCAGAAATACACAAGAACGGTGTGGTTAAATACTTTATCGAAGAACAAAAAGATGTCGAGGTGGTAGAGTATGAGGGTGTTGATTCAGAAGAATTATCAGCTATCCGTGATAGTTTAGTTGGTTCATCCGTTGATAAGATTAAGGTTGACATTGCCGAACAGGAAG